AATAAAAATAATTATAATCAATTACACCATAAATGTTCTCCTAAAAAACATAGACGATAATGGAATTAATATCAAGTTATAATATAGAAATTGAATTAACTTTGGAGCAACGATTGGAATTAGCTGAGAAGTCATACTCAATGTTTGATATACTTGATTTTGGTGTAGGGATTAAATCTATTATGCCTATGGAAAACTACCACAATATGATAGACACCTACTACCCAGGCATACCTAGAAAAACTATTGTAAAAGTTATCATATGACAAATAGGAAAAATAGATATTTTGATAGAGAAGATCAATTTAGAAGTATTGTTTTAAGTAATGATATTGATAATGAGAGTGTTGAAGAAACAATCCAATTTTTACTAGATGTTAATGAATATGATGATGAACAAGAATCAGTAACTAAAGATTATGAACGTAAACCCGTTAAATTAATAGTTAATAGTTTTGGTGGAGTAATTTATGATGGATTTGCACTAGTAGGAGTAATTGAAAATTCTACTACCCCAATACACACATACTGTTATGGATATGCTATGTCAATGGGGTTACCAATATTTACTTCTGGTCATAAACGAATAGCAAGTAAATACGCTACATTCATGTACCATGAAGCTTTAAATAATTACCCCCAGTATGATAAATTATCTATTATCAAAGATGATTTAGATGAATGTAATCGTATAATGAAACAATACGACTCAATTTTGTTAGAAAAATCAAATTTAACCCAAAAACAACTTGATGATACTAAAAAATCAAGACGTGATTGGTATTTCACAGCTAATGAAGCATTAAAATATGGAATTGTAGATGAAATAATATAGTGTGTGATATTTATTACAAACAAACACATAATATTATGAAAAAAACAATTTTATTACTCTCTATCTTATCATTGGTAGCTTGTACCCCACCAATGAAATCCGAATCAAATAAATGTAACTGCACCCCAGGACATTGTTGTGCTGATACTGTTACTGTTAAAGAAAACTTCCCTTCTTATCCTGAATTTCAGATGGAAGAAAATACTATTTTTGATGAGCCTTTTCCAACTCACCATTATGAAGAAATCCCGGATAATAATGAAGAGATACTTTAATTCATATATTTATAATTAACACACAAATCTTATAAATTATGAAAAATGCAATTAAAACCTTCTTTAGCTGGATAGGAGGTATTTTTAAAGATGAAAGTGGTAATCCTTCATCTAAACGTTTAGTTGGTATCATTGCTGGTATTACATTATGTATTACAATGTATCATAATAGTTTTACTACAGTTGATATAGCACCCGCTGAATATTTAGTTGATGCTGTAGCATTATTGGCATTTGGTTGCCTAGGACTAGCATCAGTAGATAAAATTTTCGGTAAGAAAATTGGCAGTGAAGAAGTAAAAGATGAAATTCTTAAAAAGTAATTATAGTTCAATTTTTTAAATTAGGCTTGCGTTTGCAAGCCTTTTTTATTATCTTTATATAGTGAACTTAACTGATATTAAGCAATTAGAACAATTATTAATAAAGGAGAAAAAGTCTCCATTAGTAGATAATGCTGTAAAAGAATTGTGGATTGTATTAAACAATAAAGAAAATAAATACACTAAATTCACTACAGATCAAATAATTAATTATTATACTTCTATTTGCCGTTATGAAAATTATTCGAAAAATAACTAATTGGTGGAAAACATTTGTTAAAAAACATATAATTGACAAATGTCCACCTGAGTTAGATGATATATTTTAGTAGGCGTTCTTTGAAATAAAAAATAAGGAGAAATAAATTATGGAAACAACATATTTTGTTTTAGGTATGCTCTCGATTATTGGTGTTATTTTTGTAGCATTAATAGTTTGGGGTATAGTTAAGATTAACGAATTGTCAAAAATAACTAAACAACATGAAGAAGAGATCAGTAACTTAAATCGCACTTTATGGGAAAATCATCATGATTTACGTGAAGATCTAAATCGTAGAATGGACAATATGGATCATCATGCTAATGATTATATCAAAGATCTTAATCGCGAGTTGGATTTAAGATTTAAAGACATATGTGATGAAATTGGTCATACTCGCTCATATATTGATTCACGTATCGATAAAGCAACAGGCACATTAGGTGCAAAACAAGTAATTAAAGGATAATATTAACCATGAGAACGCCTACTAAAATTAAAAAAATTTGGAAGTGGTTATTGGAAGTTCAACAAATAACCTCTGAAATTCAAAGTAAACAAATGTTCGGAAAATTATGAAATATAAATTACAACGAGTATGGGAGTTATTTAGATATAACCTCCCTGCATTCTTCAGATCACTTTGGGTATTCCGTAAAGCATTATGGAGTTATCGTTGGTATAGTGGTCATCACGGAGTGTTTGATTTTATGTCTGCTGCTATAAAGGACATACACACTAATGTAGAAGAACGAGGTATCGAAGAATGGGTATCGAAAGAAAAGAAAGTAGAAGCCATGAAACGATTAGTGTACTTGCTTGATATGTTCAATAATGAAACTTTTATTGAAAAAGCGGAGAAAGAACTAGGATTAGAAATGGTATTTCGTAATCGTTTTGTTGCTCTAGAAGATCGACCCGGTTATTTTGAAATGGTAAATGACCTTACAAAAGAAGAATGTAAAACTAATGAGCGAATATTAAAAAGAGCTCATGATATACAATCAAAAGGCTGGAAGGAACTCATTCATTTAATTAATGGACAGGATTATTCTAAATTTAAAAAAGAAATTGATTTCCTAGAACAATTCGATGGATCAGGTATTCGTGGATGGTGGGATTAATCTCTTCGAATCCGCATATATTTATATACCATGGATATTAATGATTTGTTTAAGTTATTTTCTGATGAAGACAAGGAATTATCTAAAGACAAACCTCCTGTTTTAGATTTTACTGAACATCCTGTATATTGGGTAGGAATGTTTACTAAAATTATTAAAAACCATAAAGGATTTGATTTATATATTAAACAAATTTTCAATAAACTTACCCCAGAACTAGAAGTTGAAATAGAAAAAATGGAAGAACTTGGGGACTGGGTTACTTTTAATAGAGCATGGTATTATATAGAAAAAATTGACCTAAACTCAGAATTCCATTATGAACATTTAATATCTAGTGGAACTAAAGATACTTTATTTGCCTTAGAAATAACAATAGCTCATTTTGAACGTTTTGAAGAATATGAAAAATGTGCACATCTTTATAAAATAAAAAAGGAACTTCAAGATTTTATTAAATAAACTTGGGTTAACTCAACTATTACATTACATTAAATACAAAATAATTTATGAAAAACAGAGACACAGTTTTAAAAAAACTAGATTCAATCGAAGCAGGATTAAATGCTTTGCGTTTTATGGTACAACGTCAAGAACCTGTAACAGATTTTGTTGCTCGAATAGAACAAACCCGTGAGCTTGTAGATCAAGTTAAAGGATACATTGAAAATGAACCTATTGCTGGAACAGAATTAAACAGAATCTAAAAATAAAAAATAAAAGTTATGAAATTAACAGCAGAAGAAATCCAAAATAATTGGATTGATTTAGAAGAAACCATTAAAACATTTATTAGTGAACCTCGCCGCTCACAACTACTTGATTTTTATTCCCAATATTCAGAACGTATTATGATGATGCCTGCATCTCATAAAAAAGAATATCATAATGCATTTCCTGGGGGATATGTTGATCACGTACTAAGAGTAATAGATTGTGCTCTTAAATTAAATGATGTTTGGACTGAAATGGGAGTAGATGATTCTACTTACACTAAAGAAGAATTAGTATTTGCTGCTTTAAATCATGACTTAGGTAAATTAGGAGATAATGAATATGAATCATATATCCCACAAACTGACCAATGGCGTAAAGATAAATTAGGTGAGGATTACACATTTAATAATAAACTTGCATTTGCATCAGTACCAGACAGAGGATTATTTTTACTTCAACAACATGGAATTAAGTATACATTCAATGAAATGATTACTATTCAAACTCATGATGGTTTATATGATGAAGGTAATAAAAAATATCTAATGTCATGGTCTCCTGAGCAAAAACCACGTACTGCTTTACCGTTTATTGTTCACCAAGCAGATTTAATGGCTGCTCGTATTGAATTTGAACGTGAATGGTTACCTAAATTTAAAGAAAATACTACTAAGAATTTTAAAATAGATGCTAAACCTTCTTCTGATAAAAAACTTCCTATTAAAACTAAAGCTTTAGGAAGTGTTAAAAGTGAAAGTTTAAAAAATATGTTAGATAGTTTATGATTTGGATAATTACCATATTAAGTTGTTTAGTAATAGTATTAGGATATGCTACTTATAATCTTCTTAAAAAAAACGAACAAGCAGAAGATATTATAATATCATACGAAAACTATATATCTAATTTAGGTAGTATACTTTCAAAAGCTAGTGATAAATTAAAAGAAATTGATAATAAAGGGTTATTTGATAGTGACGATGAAATCGGCTGGTTTTTTAAACATGTAAAAGAAATACAGGAAGACCTGAATAACTTTAATCCTAACCGATGATGACCTTGCTAATAGAACCAAAACCAAAAAAGAATACTGTATATTTTACTCAAGATACAGAAAATGCTATTATTTTATATAATAGTACTTTAGATACTGATATAAAAAGTAAAATTTACCGTGAACGTATTCATTATGCTTTCTTTAAACTAACAGAAAATATTATCCACACTTTTAAGTTTTATTATACTGAAGTAGATAATATTGAGGATTTACAGCATGAAGTAATAACATTTTTACTTTCCAAAATCCATTTGTTTAACCCAGAAAAAGGAGCTAAAGCATATTCTTATTTTGGTACTATTGCTAAACGTTATCTTATTTTATACAATACTAAAAACTATAAAAAACGTGTAGATTCTGTTCCTGTAGAAGATATAGAACAAGATGAATCCCATTCATATTCACTTGATGAAAATCTAAAAAATGAATTTCTATCTAATTATATAGATGAATTCGTAACCTATTGTAGTAACAATATATATGATCTTTTTCCTAAAGACTCAGATGCTCAAATTGCAGATGCTATATTAGAATTATTTCGTAAACGAGAAAATATAGATATTTTTAATAAAAAAGCATTATATATTTACATAAGAGAAATGGTAGATGCTAAAACTCCTAAAATAACTAAAATAGCAAATCAATTATATTCTATATTTAAACGTGGATATACTCATAATCTTGAAAATGGGTATATAAAATTCTAATTATATCTCATATTTATATAAAAATATATTATGAGTGCTTTAGAAAATATTATTTTTGGTGATAAAAAATTTTCTGACATACTAGAAGAAATTTATAACAACCAAAAGAAAAAAGAAAAACAAATATCTGCTTTAATCTCAGAACTAAAACCTCTTGTTAATGAGATAGGTGATGCTACTTTAATTGTTCCTCTTATTAAAGAATATATGGAAATAGGAGTTAAAAATGATGAACAACTAATTAAAATGGCTACTATTATTCAACGTGCACTTCAAGCTAATGTAGCCGCTGGTGGAGATGGATTTACAATTTCTGAAGAAGAGAAAGCTCAATTATTGTCTGAAATAAATAAACTTGACTCTAAATCCGATAACAAATGATGCCAGATACTAGAGGTGGTACCGCAACAATGTCGGATTTCTTAAGAAAAGGTTTTAAAAGCCTTGGAGGAGGAAGATCTGGGATAGGTATAACATCTGTTAGAGTAACAGATATTATTCTAAATAGTTCCCACCCAAAATATGAAGCATTAGGAAGAGAAGATTCAATAGGAACTATCTTCTTTTCTTCAGTACAATATCCTAATGATTCTAATGCAAATTATTATGCTATACCATTATTACCTAATGTCTCTCATTACCCATTAATAAATGAGCTAGTACCAGTTTTAATGCTATCATCACCTAATGTATCAGATATAAATAATAGATTAGATAGTAAATTTTATTATTTACCTCCTGTTAATTGTTGGAATAATCCTCATCACAATGCTGTCCCAAGTGATTTATTACTTTCATCATTAGAACCTCCCCAAGACTATTCTCTTACAGATATAGGATTTGAAATAAATAAAGGAACAGGTGATTATATTTCTGATGAACCTATTGTAGGAACAACCTTTACTGAAAAAGATAGAGTTCATCCACTTCAACCATATGAGGGTGATATAATTTATGAAGGAAGATGGGGAAATTCTATAAGATTTGGTTCTACTAGTGATGGTGTTCCTCCTCCTAACTGGTCACTTACTCCATCTCCTGCTGGAGATCCTATTACTATTTTTAGAAATGGGCAACCTTCAACAAATGATCTATTAAGTATAGATCCTTGGGCTTATATAACAGAAGATATTAATTTAGATAAATCTTCTATATACCTAACAACTACTCAGACTATACCTTTAAAAACATCTACTAATAATAGTTCATTTGCTGCTAGTGACGTTAAACCTATACAAATAGATAAATATAACCAACCACAAGTTATCCTTTCATCTGGAAGATTGGTTTTAAATGCTAAAGATGACTCAATTATCTTAACTACCCCCAATGTTATCCAATTATCAGGTAATGAATCCGTTAATATAAATGGAAATAAACAAGTTACAGTTGCTGCAAATAATGTTTATTTAGGAACTAGACAAGCTGATCAACAGCTAATTTTAGGAAATAAATTTATGGGAGATTTTAAACAATTACTAGAACTTTTACAAGATGTGAGTAATACACTATCTTTATTAGTAGGGGTACCACCTGGTGCTCCTTTAAATCCTAATCTTACATTACAAGCTACAAATTTAGCAGGCAAATGTGCTACTTTATCTAGTAATTTAAATAGTTATTTATCTACTACTACTAAAACTTCATAACAATGTACTTTGTCATCACAGGTAAATTCGTCACCTCAGATAATATAGCAATCCCTGGCACCTCTCTCCCAGAAGTAAATCTTTTATATATAGATCCAATTGACCTTAACAATCTTACAGATATAACAGAATATAAAAAGGAAAAAATTACCATTGCAGATGATGGAACTTTTATTATTCCTTTAACTTCTAAAATATTAGGATTTGCAACTACTATAGAAGAAATAGTAAAGATTGTTGATGAACAACTTAAAATATATATTATGGAAGATAGAGGAAGAATAGCCGAATATAAACGAGGAATTAAATCAACAAGTACAACTACTGTGTCTAATGAAGTAATTAATGGAAAATCTAAATTTAAAACATCTGGGGAAATAATAATATTAGACATAGGTAATATAATTTTAAAATACTATACCCCACCTGTAGCCTCTCTACCCCCTCCTATCCCCAAAACTATAACATTTTCAGATATTCCAATTGCTTCTGATGCATCTCTTTTATTTAACCCTTCTACTGCCTCATTTTTTATTCTTAAAGGAGTAGTTAAAGACAATGAATCTAAACTTCCCATCCCAGATGTATCTGTTCACCTTACTTCTGTTAATTATTTTAGTCAGGGGACTACTGATAATAACGGAGTATTTTATATACCAACAGAAAAAAGTACACTTACAGAATTAGATATTCTTTCAACGAGTATATATGAACAACTAGAATTTACTATTCCAACTGATAAACAACTTACATTTAGTGGTTATCAAGAAATAATTTTAGACTCAACTCTTACTCCTTCTCCTACTTCTTTTCCTGTATTTGAATACTCGGATTTTTTTCTTAAAAAAAAGAATATAGAAGAAGAAGTTATAGATGAAGCATCCCCATCAATAATAGGACCTGATTCAATAACAAATACTCTTAATTTAGTAACACCTGAGTTAGCAAATGCTGGAGCAATTCCATTACCTTCTTCACCATCACCTAAAATTGTAACAACTGACCCATTAACTGGAGTTACAGTTATAGCAAATCCTAAAAATAAAATTCGTAATACATTAGTAGGAATAGTAGTGGATGAAAATGGTGAAGGAATTGAAAAAGCAAACATAGTTTTAAAATATTACCCATTTGATATAAGTAGCCCCGATATAAAACCTTTACTTCTACAACAAATTCAGTTAGCATCCCCAGTTCCTTTACCTTTAGATCTTGCTAATAGTATTTTATCTTCAATATTTGAAAAAGCTACACCTGAGCAAGCTATGAATAAATTTATAGAAAAAACAGGTGTTGATTTAAGAAAAAAAGTACGAGCTACTACAAATAGTACTGGAAATTTTGAAATTGTTCTTACTAAAAAGAATGGAAATATAAAAATAAGTTTACAAGGAGCATCTATAGAAGTAGAATCTCCTAATTATAATAAATCTACAATTCTTTTAACTAATTTAAATTCAACTACCGATAAAAACCCATATAAAAACGGAAAAATATTAATAACAACCCAATACAGTACTGGAAGAATATCTTTAACTCCTGCTACATTAAATGCACTAGATGAAGAACAAATAAAAACCAGAATAAAAAGACAAGCAGCAGCATCTGATGAAGAAGGAACCCCAGAACAAAAATTAACTAAACTTAATATTAGAAAATTTAATAGTGCTTTAGATAAACTTATTCCATTTTTAACTAGTTTACTACTCCCATTTGGACAAGCCGCTGTAACTGCCGCATTTGGTAATGGTCAAATAGAAAAAGCATTTTGTCCTTCTTCTGAAAGACTAACAACAATTATAAATGCTCGAAATTCAGTAGCAACTCAGATTAATATTTTATATAATGGGCTTAGAGTTTTAACTCAACTATCTAATACTACTGATGTTTTTATAACCTCTCTTACTACTGCTCTACAAGCATATCCTTTATTACCTATCCCTGCTAATATTTTAACAGTAGGAGCAATTAGTGTAATTGAAGATCGTAAAAAATCACTAGAAGAAGATTTAAAAATTAGAAGAGTTATTCTTAGAGGAATAACTAGAATAATAGTATATTGTGTTGCTATTTTAGCATATGTTATTACAATATTAACTATTCTTGATAGACTTATTCAAGGATGTGCTGAGGAACAAAATATTCCATTTATTGCTTTAAATCCTGAAATTACTAATATAACTAATCCTGTGAGTAATGAATTAATAGAAAACCCTCCTATGTATAAAGGATTTAAGTTAGAAATTAAACTTGACCTTACTAATAATTTATCGTACCCTAGACGATACGCCCAGGCATTAAACCTACAAGGAGTACCCGTTTTAAAAACAGATTCATCATTTGCATCTGACCCACAAATATTAATAGACCAATTAAAATTTATAATAGACTCAGACCCTAATTTAACAGCCGGATAACCATATATTTATAACCGTATGAAAACAGATTTACTAAAAAAATTAATTAAAGAAGCAGTACGTGAAGCAATTCAAGAAGAATTAAAAGATATTCTCCTTGAAGCAGTTAAATCACCTAAAACAGTAGTACAAGAAACATATACTGGAGGAGTACAACCATTTCTAAATCAACCTGTAATGGCTCAACCAAATGGGACTACTGTAAATCATGATCTTAGACGTAATCTAAGAGGTATGATTGGAGGTGAGTTTGATACTACTATTACCGCTAATTCATCACATGCTCAACCCGCATATTCTCCACCGCCCGTTAGTACTATAGGTGAAGGATCTAGTTTACCTGGTGGTGAAGTAAGTTTAGACCAAATAATGGGAATAATGAATGCTAAATAATGGCTATAAGAATACCAAATAAAAATCCCTTAGACCTGAACAATAATGTAGCAGTAGGGGTGGCTATTCCTTTTAACCAACCTGCTGTATTTAGATCTACATTTACAACTACAGATCAAGTAAAATCAAATCTAATTAATTATATTTTAACTAAAAAAGGAGAAAGGGTTTTTAATGCTAATTTTGGTAGCAATGTTACTGCACTATTATTTAATAACATTACTCCTCAAAACATTAATACTCTTGAATCTTCTCTTATAGGAGAAATCCAAACCAATTTCCCCCAAGTACAGATTAAAAGTTTAACTCTTACTCCGAGCTATGATACTAACACAGTATTATTAGTTTTTAGCTATTCAATATATAATAACACCCCAGAAACTGTTGAAATAACCTTATAATAATGGCTGAAAATAAAAATATAAATTATATAAATAAAACATTTGCGGAATTTCAAACTTCCCTTATAGAGTTTACTAAAACATATTTCCCACAAACCTATAATGATTTTACCCCAGCATCACCAGGAATGATGTTTATGGAGATGGCTTCTTATGTAGGAGATGTTATGGCATTTTATCTTGATAATCAAATTCAAGAAAACTTTATTCAATTTGCTAAACAACAAAATAATTTATATTCTTTAGCATATCTATTAGGTTATCATCCTCAAGTAACTGGAGTAGCATCAACTAATATTGATATTTATCAACAAGTTCCCGGTCTTTTATCAGGTTCAGTTTATATTCCTGACTATTCATATACTGTTAAACTACTACAAAACACACAGATAACCTCAGCAAATGTAGGATCTGCAGCTCCGTTTTTAATTCAAGATGAAGTAGATTTTTCTTTTTCTAGTTCTATGGATCCTACTACTGTTTCCATCTATCAAAAAACAGGAAACGTAGTTGACTATTTTTTACTTAAAAAAACCAGAAGAGCAATTTCAGCTACAATAAAAACTGCTACATTTAGTTTTGGTGCTCCTGAAAGATTTCAAACTGTTAATATAAATGATTCTAATATAGTTAAAGTTTTAGATATTATTGATAGTAATGGAAATAAATGGTATGAAGTACCTTATCTTGCTCAAGAAATGGTTTATGACACTATTAAGAATACAAATGTTAATGACCCTAACTATTATTCTGACGAAGGTAATGTCCCATATTTATTAAGACTAAAAAAGATTCAAAGACGCTTTGTAACCCGTTTTACATCCCCAGGTACAATGCAACTTCAATTTGGAGCCGGAATTAATCCTGCTAATAATGATGAAGAAATTATCCCTAATCCTGATAATGTAGGTTTAGGGTTACCATATAAAAGATCACTACTACAAACAGCTTTTGCTCCTGCAAACTTCTTATATACAGATACTTATGGAATTGCTCCATATAATACTACTTTAACTGTTAGATATATAGTTGGTGGGGGTTTATCTTCTAACATAAATGCTGGAGTACTTAATAAAATCCAAAACCCTTCTAACATTAAATTTCTTTCACAAAATTTAGATAGTACCATCACATCATATATAGTAAATTCACTTACAGTACTTAACCCCGCAGCAGCTACTGGAGGTAGAGGAGGAGACACAGATGATGAATTAAGACAAAAATCACTTTTAAGTTTTTCTACCCAATTAAGAAGTGTTACCCAAGATGATTACTTAGTTAGAGCCTTAAGTTTACCATCAGAGTATGGTACAATTGCTAAGGCATATATAGAAGCAGAAAAACTTTCTAATCTACTTCCTGGCGAAACACCATCTATACTTGATTTATATGTGTTAACATACGATTTAAACAAAAATCTAGTAGGAACATCAGCTGCCCTAAAACAAAATTTAAAAACTTATTTATCACAATATAGAATTATAAATGATTCTATTAAAATAAGAGATGCATATGTTATTAATATAGGAGTTAATTTTGATATAATTGTATTACCTCAATATAATAATAACGAGGTTATTATAAAATGTATTGAAGAACTTAAAAAATATTTTAACATAGATAATTGGCAAATAAATCAACCAATAATACTAAGAGACTTATATATAATGCTAGATAGAATAGAAGGAGTTCAAACTGTAAAAAATATTGAAATATATAATAGAAATTCTACTGAATATTCTTCAAATTATTCAAATTTATCTTACAACATATCTGGGGCTACTAGAAATGGTGTTGTTTACCCATCTTTAGATCCAATGATTTTTGAGATAAAATATCCTAATACTGATATAAATGGAAGAGTAGTTCCTTTGTAAAATAATTTTATAAGTTTATATTTATAATAAAAAAATGGCTGTATATAAAATATTCCCATCACAAGATACTACTATATATTCTGAAACCCCTAACAAAAACACAGGTTTAGATGAAATTTTAGAAGTATCTACTTTTCCTACTTCACTATCTGAGTATGCTGAAGCGAGCCGTTTTCTTATTCAATTTTATTCTAATGAGATAAATGATATTATAACTAATAAAATTAGTGGTAGTGCATGGAATGCTTATTTAAGATGTTTTATTGCCCATGTGCAAGGATTAAATTTAAATACTACAATAGAAACCTATCCTATTTCTCAATCTTGGAATATGGGAATAGGAAAATATCTTTATAACCCTGAAGTAACAGAAGGTTCTAGTTGGGGATGGAGAGATTATGAAAATGGAAATGTATGGTTTACAACATCTTCTATATTTCCTGCAAATACTACTGGTTCTTATAATTCTGGTTCATTATCTGTAGGGGGAGGTACTTGGTATACTAATCTATCTTCTTCTCAAACATTTAACTACTTTAGTGATAAGGATTTATTTTTAGATGTAAAAAATATAGTTAGTGCATGGTATAGTTCAAGTATACCTAATAATGGATTTATTGTTAAACAACAAAATGAATTTTCAACAGGATCTCTTTATGAAACTGTTATAAAATACTTTTCTAGAGATACTCATACTATCTACCCCCCATGCCTAGAATTTAGATGGAGAGATTATACTTGGAATACCGGCTCTTCAACCCTAACAATCCTCAACATCACCCCAGCAACTATTACATTAGATGAAAATCCTGGAGTATTTTATCCTGAAAGTATTAATAGATTTAGAGTAAATTCTCGACCTGAATATCCTGCTAGAGTATTTCAAACTTCTTCATATTATGTTCAAAATTATTATCTCCCAACATCTTCTTACTATGCTATAAAAGATCTAGACACTAATGAAATCCTAATCGATTTTGATACCCAATATACACAGTTAAGTGCAGATGAAAATGGAAGTTATTTTGATCTTTACATGAATGGGTTGGAACCTGAAAGATATTATAGTATATTAATTAAGACTGTTATTAATAATAGTACAATTGTATTTGATAATGATTATTATTTTAAAGTTGTAAACGGGTAATGGAAACATATAATCTAAATAAAAAACTATATGGTAAAATTTCTTATGAAAATGTTATAAATACATCTATAACACAACTTCAACCCCCTCCTTTACCACAAACTAATACAATTACTGTAGAAGAATTTTTTAATTATTATCAAACTTTATTTTATGAAATTCCAAAAGAAGGAGAAATAAATTCACATAGGTTTTTAGTAGAACAAAGTGGACAATACATTGGAGATGCACAAATAACAACAGATGTACAGGCTTTACTTGATGAAATAACATCATTAAGACAAAATTTACTTGCTGCTAATCAACAACTATTAGACACTCAAATGTCATCGAGTATAATATAACATATGGGATTAATTTTATTACCAAATACCTCACTTACCCAAGTATCCCCTACGCAGGAATACTCTCCTTCAGATATTTCTCTTATCCAAGGGATAGATGTTGGATCAACTTTTAACCCTCAAACAGATTATATAGAATTTACTATATCTACTCTTAATGGATCATACCAAGTAACAAACATACCATATTCTAACTATACTCTCCCTTCATCAACTACTCCTAACTCAGTTGTAGGAATAGATGTAGAGCAAGATCTTATAAACGCAGGTTTTACCACAGGTCAATATACAGTATTATATAATTTTTTAAGACCTATTCTTAATTCTTCATATAGTAATCAAATTTACTATGTAAAAGAAATATCTTCTGATAGAACTGAAGTAAGACTTTCAAGTCAACAAATGGGGAACACCTCATTAATAAATTCTATTAATGCTTATATAAATCAAAGAAATAATTCCCCATATTTTTATGATTTTTATTTAGATTTTGGTAATAATGTTTTATGTGTATCAAATAATATAATATTAGATACTACTACTTCTCCACCTTCTATTCTTATCAATCTTTATGACCCATTACCTAACTCAGTTAGATTAAATGATACTTTGTGGATTGTAGAAACAGTTGCAGACCCTCTTTCATATCAAGCAGAATTTATTCCTGAAGTAGTAGCCTTTACCCCTATTGTAAATCAAATTCAAGGACCTAATTTTAATCTTTCTTTACAAGACCAAATAAATAATTCGTCTAACTATACTAACTACGCTCAACTAACATCAGTTGGTTTATCTTCTTCTTTTTATCAAATTAGTAGTTTGTTAGAAGAAAAAGGAATAGAAATTAATATAGATTATGATGATTTCTCTAATTTTATTCACTTTTCCTCAGCTACTCAAAGATTAAAAAATTTTCAATATAAAGTTGAACTTTTAGAACAATACGCTGAAGAAATTGCAATTCTTAGTGAAACAGCTGCTTCTACCTCAGCAGGTGATATATTAACTTTAGAAAATAAAATAAATAATGTCATAACTAATTTTGATGGGTATGATTATTTTTTATATTACAATTCTGGTTCGGCATATAGTTGGCCTAAACAAACTCAAACACCTCCATATTCTCTATACCCATCAGATGATCCAATTGTTTTAACATGGTTAGGAAGTGATGAATTATCTTCTCCTTATTTTGGAGGAGTTTTACTAAGTGCTTCTATATATGACCAAAACAACCAGGACTATCTTTACAACACTGTTCCTGAGTATATAAGAGATGATTCTAATAATAATCCCTACAGACTATTCATAGAAATGATTGGTCAGATGTTTGACAATGTGTGGATTTATTATAAAGACGTAACCAATCTTCATTCAGCAGATAATAGATTAGATTATGGTATTTCTAAAGATTTAGTAGCAGAAGCACTAAAATCATTTGGTGTAAAAATCTATCAAAATAATTTTTCTACTAATGATTTATATAATGCATTTTTAGGGTACTATGCATCTTCAGCATCATTAGAAGATCCTAGTAGTAATGTGTATGTAGTAAATAACTATATTGATAATTATTTTATAAATGATGCTATATATATTCCTCAATCATGTGAATATATAACAAATTATATAAGTGCTTCATTTGAAGCTTTAATATCCCCCACTGATGATGTAAACAAAGAAATATATAAACGTTTATATCACAATTTACCATATTTATTAAAAACCAAAGGTACTATACCTGGCCTAAGAGCTCTCATCAACTGCTATGGAATACCAGATACTATATTAAGAATCAGTGAGTTTGGAGGAAGAGACAAAGAGATTTCAACTTATGATTATTATTACCAAAGATATAGTAAAGCATTTACTCCCTCAAATAGTGCTTCTATATTAATCCCTTGGCTACCATTATACAGAAATTATTTAGAAGCATTTAATGATTTTTATGTATGGCCAGTAGGGTATGTAGCTCCTGTTAATTTTGATAATTTAGATTATATACAAGAAAGTTCTAGTATTCTTTATACAGTCCCTGATTGTATTCAATTTAGATTTAAAACTACAGGAATACCCCCACAGTCACATTATTCTCAATCTCTTTTACTTAAAATTACCACAGGTAGTGTTGTTGATGATCCTAGCAATAACCAATATGTAGTAAATAATTATATTGATAATTATTTTATTAGTGATATAGCATTTGAAAGTGGATCTTCAAATTGGGACATGGGTATTTTCTTATATTATACAGGATCTGGAACAGAGTATAATGGAAATGCATATTATCCTAATTATCAATATGGTAATTTAAGATTTTATCTATCTGGTTCTTCAGCAGAAGGAGGATTTGCAGTTTCTGAAGATATATATTTGCCGTTTTTTGATGGGGGATGGTGGAGTGTAATGCTACAAAGAAATGTTCATGCTTCTTCATCACAAAACTCAGATAATGTAACTTATACATTGTATGCTGCAAATAAAATTTATAACGGTTATGATGGAGATACTATAGGATACATAGGTTCATCAAGCATATATGTTGATGGTTCCACATCTAGTTCATTAAACGCAGCTTGGAATCATTATGAACCTCAAGGTTATTTAGCACTAAATGAAGGTATTTTCCTTGGAGGATTTATCTCCGGAGCTATGGTAGATAACAGCTATATCCAATCCCCAGGAGTATTATTTACTGGATCATTACAGGAATTTAGATATTATGCATATGCTTTAGATGAAAAAATATTTAAAGATTATACAATGAACCCTGAATCTATTGAAGGAATTCATCTCACAGGTTCATTAAGTTCATTTGATATTTTAAATTTTAGAGCTCCATTAGGAAATGAATTAGGAGAAGATTTTGTTTATTCCCAAAGTGGATCTACTATATATGATCTTTACTCTTCTATTCACCCTGCATCTACAGCTTCTGCCAATACACTAATTACAGAATCATTTATATTACCAATTTCAACATTTGTTAATTTTAGTGCTAATAATACTAGTTCTGCATATAATACTTTAAATAATACTACGTATACTAATGTATATAATGGACTTAACATGGTTGCTAACACAAGTGGACCATATTTGTCTTGGAATGCAACTAATGGAACAGTATATGTAAATGATACATGTTTAGGAGGATATGGAGATTTTACAGTTGAAGGTACTTTAGATGATCCTTTATCTAGTACCTATAGCGTTTATTTTGTTTTATCATCTTCTGTAAGAGGTGAAATAGAATCTTATACCCTCCCAGTTACTTCACCTCAAGGTTTTGTATTTTCATTTGATACTGTAGATATATACAATGGAGAAATAATTTCAATATGGGCAAGTAGTTCTATAAATAACGTAGAATTAACTCCTGCTAGTTTATATGGATTATCAATAGAAGAACTTAACATATATGGTGTTACTAGATTAAATAACTATCAAATTTTATATTACTCTTCTTCATTTACTGCATCTCATACAGAAAACCAAACAGAAGAATATTATTTTGATCAACCAATTGCTGGTATAAGAAATAGAGTAACTGAAAAAATTAATATTGAGTCTACTCCTCTCCCATATGTTAATATGTTTATAACAGAGTCTTGGAATTTACTTTCTCAATATACTCAATTAACAAATCAAAATTATCCTTCTCTTAGTAGTGAAATTCCTAATGTTAATCTATTAGAAGTAGCATTCTCTCCTCAAAATGAAATTGATGATGATATTATTGCTTCTTTAGGATATTTTAATATAGGTGAATTTATTGGAGATCCAAGATATGTTTCTTCTTCTAACACTACATATGTTGACTTAGATAAATTAAAAGAAGATTATTTTAAAAAATATTTTAGTCAATATACTTTATATGATTACATAAGATTAATTAAATTTTATGATAATTCATTATTTAAAATGATTAAAGATTTTGTTCCTGCAAGAACAGATCTTATAACAGGTATAGTTGTAAAATCTCCTTTATTAGAAAGAAATAGATACCCACAACCTCAAGTAGATTATGAAGATGTAACATACTCTGGATCTATTGATACCGCGTTTATAAGTGGAAGTACTGGGGGAGTATTTAATCCATATAATGTGTTAGTAGATGATGCATATTTTAACACTACTCCACAAATATATACTTTTTCAACAACAACCGTTAACCCATTTTTAGGAACAACCGCTACCTCAAGTGGTGATTACCTCATCTGGATACCAGAAACTGGTGAAATAATGACTAATTTTTATGGAATAGTTAAATTTCAAACATCTGGGCTTGTAGGTAGTAGTGGTACTACATATATAGGATACACATCCTCTATTCATGGACCTCTAGAATCATTTACTGACATCAACTCAGTTACTTCATATTATAGTTGTTCATACGGAGAAAGATTTACAGTTTCTGTAGCAAGTGATGCTCTTTGGTTACCAATATATAATCTAACTTTTAGATCTAATACAGTAGTACCGTTCTCAAACCAAGCATGGTATGAATCAACTATTGGCCCATCAGGTTCTACCCAGTTTTTGAATATCACTCAAGAAGAATTTTATGATGGAGAATTTTCAGGTAGTATCGTAGAAGTTACCAATGGTAATTTAGGAATAGGAAACCCATTTCTTTACCCAAACCCATCAGGATTTAATTTTGATGTGGTTTTATACCGTCAATACCCATCAAATATTACCCCTCCTCCAGATTTCTTAAATAGTAATACTTCCCCAAATCAAGGAGAATTATATTTATGGTTTGGATTTGCTTAAAAATTTCATATATTATAAATAATGTCAGCACCTGCCGTACACTACGCAAAAATAAGTAGATTTGACCCTAATGGGAATGATATAACTGATTATCTTTCTCAATTAGAGACATTTATTATATCATACCCTGATATTGGTCAAATTCAATATAATGTTTTATCATCCCAGGCTCAGTCTACATATTTTATTTACGGAGTAGAACCAGTATATGTAACTTCTTCTTATTATAGAATTTTAGATTATACATTAGATAATGCTCATAAAAATCTATTTACAGTAATCCCAAGCTTAGCAGGATCAACCATAACTTCATATACTAGTGTAGACAATAACCCTAATGGATATTTTACAGCTTCTTCCGGTGTATATAGATTTTATGATACCCCAAATATATTTTTAACTGCATCCTTTACAGCATCTATATCAATGCCCGCAGGTACTTTTTGCGATATTGATAGTGGAATATATGTCTACATAGATAGACCAGATGGAGTTGATTTATCTAAACGATTATGGGATCTTACAGGATTTAATTCATCTTCTTTTATAACTGTTTCTGCTTCTGTTCCTTTAAGATTTACTCAAACTTTTGGTACATTTCCATATAGTGCTAGTATTATAGAAAACTCTAATTTATATGTACAAATTGTAAACGCAGACCCAGGAGGACCAAGTGGAGGAAATTTAACAGTAAGTGATTTTTCATTTAATATCACTCAACTAACACCAACCCAATCCTCAGGAACTCCAACTGTATCTTTTTCTCCGGATCAAGTAGATTTCTTTTATTCTGATTATAATCCATTATATGGTAATGCTTCTGATAATAGATTATCTACATATATAATGGATGTAGACTATAGTAATAATCCTTTAGTTCCAATAAATTTTAATCAATTAGTTGACTCAACCGCTACTAGAGCTCAAGTTCAAGATTCTAATTATGCTTCTCAAGCTTGGTCTAATATTAGATATAATGGGAATAAATCAAATGCTCAATTTTCTGTATTAAATGATGGTTTTAATTCCCCATCTGATCCTCCACAACCAAATCAATTAGATAGTGGTTACGGAGCTCTTTCTCCTGCAGAAAAAAACGAGGCTTATTTTGCATATTTTGAAGGAGTAGGAGGAACAGGACCTGAAATTATTAATCAAACTGCTTATTTTGTTAAATGGCTAATAGATGAAAAAGGAAATGTAGAAGACCCCGAACCTAGGTTTAACCCATATAATGGTCTACAACAAAACAATGGGGTATTAAATCTTGAAGCTACTTTTGAACCAGGAAATAATAGATATGCTGTAGTATCACTAATAGGAAACGATCCAACACTTACTACTAATCCAAATGATGATGCCTTAGTAGGAACTCATCCTATTACTCATGTAGGTAGAATAGCTAATATTTTAATAACTGAAACTGGATCATCACCTAGTGCATGTCTTACTACAATGTCATTTTCTGCAGAAGGATTTGGAGCCACATCCTCAGTTAATTATAATTTTGGAGCTTCATTAACAAGTACTATAGATGTAAGTCCAAATAGCCCAATTAATGGTATTGATTTTACAACTGTATTTCTTAACCCTGGAGGATATTATGATGGAACAGATACATATACAGTTCCTGCTAATAGTATTCCTAATAATGTTCAAGTTCAATTTAAATTTAGAACCCAAGTAAGAAATCTCTGGGAAGATGGAGATAATAACTGGACACTTACCTTTTTAAAATCTACAGATGGAGGAGCAACTTACAACCCTACCCCAGTACAAGGACATTGGAAAAGACCTAATGTTGCTGGAACAGTAAATGGAGTTAATGCTAATACAATTTGGTATGATCCATCATTTTATAGTGGAAACAGCAACCAATGGGGATTTAATGGAATAGGAGTTAATCCACCAAATAATACAAATGGGTTACCTGGAGATCTTATTGAAATAGAAATGTGGACTCCACCATTAGATGTACAAACTGGACATAAGTATAAAGTTTATATAAACTCTTCTCGTGAATAT